ATTAATATTAATAATATATTCTAATATTATTACTCTAATAATTAAATAGGAGTAATAATGATTAATTTTGCTGATTTAAGAAATTCAGAGCAAGATTTAAACTTAGATAAAAATTCACGTCAAAAGCACGACTATACCTGTGAATTAGAGTTAAAATCTCTACTTATACGTGAAAAAAATTCAAAACTAGAACTACAAAATAACTCTATTAGAACAAATAAAAGGATTAATGAATTAATAAATTTATTTGTTAAATTAAATACAGATAAATTTCAGAAATCTTTAAATTCTAAAAAAGTTAAATCTTTACAAAACAAAATTAAAGATACTATTATAAAACGTTCTGAATTAGTTTCAATAGATAGAAATTCACACGAAAGATTTGGCGAAATTATACTATTAATGATTAAAAATATATTAAAAAAACCTAATTTTTCAGGCTATACTTGGAAAGAAGATTTTTATTCAGACGCAACATATAGAGTTCTTAAATATCTACACAATTTTAACCATACTAAAACATCAGAAAAAACAGGACAATCTGTAAATGCTTTTTCATATATCAGTCAAATTATTCATAATTCAATAGTTTATATTATTAATACAAATAATCAAGAAATTGATATTACTGATAAATTATCGCAAACTGAAGGCGAAGAATTAGGTATTGAAAAAGTTAAAACACTTGATAAAACAACAGATTCTAAGAAAATATCAGATAAATTTGTAATAGAAAAAGATTTATTAAAAGATAAATCAATATTTGACCTACTATCAGAATTTGTAGATTCATCAAATTATGATAAAGATTTTAATTATAGTTTTGAATATCCAAAAGACTATTTAATTACAATAGATGAATTTGCAAAACTAAGAGATATTTTAAAAGGTAATATATCAATTATAAAGGCTAAGAAATGATAAGTAATGTAACACCTAATACCTTTAATAAAAAACCATTTAAGAAGTATTTAGAGCCTATTATAGATGTTTCTGAAGACGGTAAAATTTTATGGTCTTTATATCATTATCTTAAACAAAATTATAATGATTCCATATCTATTACAGATTTAATCTTAGAATTTTGTTCTGATTATAATTTAAATGAAGAAGAAATAGGTAATTTAATTACACAAGATAGGCAACTATATAATCTTGTTAAAGTAGATTGTAAGCAACGTAAATTCTTTAAACCTGAATTGCACTCTTATTATAAACCTAGTAAGAGAAAACATAAATTTATGTAATATTAAGACAAGTAATTGTATAATAGAACAATAAAAAAAGGAGTCATAATATGGAATTTTATTTAATAGGTGTAGGTTGTAATTTACTTGCATTAATGGCTTTAATACTATTTCTAATCGTTGCAACCTTTTTCTCAACAATAATTAATAATTATAACTTATCAGAAATTGTGAGATTTAGCGTTGCTTATGAAAAACAAAAAGATGATTTAATAAAGAAAAAGACAACATTTCAAATTTATTTTAAAGTATTTAAAATTATAAGTATATTCTTGCCATATGTATATGCTGTAATTGCGTCTTATACATTTTTGAAAATACTCTATCAATGGACTAAGCACAAAACATTTTTAGAATTTATCTTTAAAGATTATTTTGAAATAGAAGTTTAGTTTATAATTTTAAGTTTAATTTATTTTATCTATAAGGTTAAATTAAGTGATTATAGTATATAATTCTCTTATATTTAACCTAAAGGATTTAAGATGATTACAGAATTATTAGATTTAAGCGATTTAAAAGAATGTGCTAAACAATCTAAAAAATCTATTTTCAGAAAATTTTTGTGTTTATGCAAATTTTGCAATAATATTTCTCTTGAAGTATTAATCAGTGCCTTGATAGGATTATCATTATCATCGTTTGTTATATTTTATTATATAATTTGTAATAGTTGTAATCTTAAATTTTAATAAGGAGTGAGATATGGAAGCAGGACTTTATATTATTATACACAATATGTTTTCTATTTTTATCAATTTATTCTTTTTTATGTTGATATTATTGATGTTGTTGGCAATGATTGTGATTTATATCTATGTGATATTAAGTGTTCTTATTTTTATATCATATAATTTAAAATTAAACAATTTATTTAAAGCGTCATCTAATGCAAGAACATATATGAATATGTCTTTTATGTATATTTATGGTATTTCTAAAGAAGATATTAATGAATATAAAAATAAAAATTTAATTCAATAGGTAATTTAAATGTATTTAATGAACGTAATAGATAAAATAATTAAAATTATAGTTTTTACAATAGCAATGATAATATATTACTTCCATACTATAATAGCAGTTATATTTTATCTTTTTATTATTTTTATAATAAAATGTTTTACATTAATTTACAATATAATTTTAAAAGTATTTAAATACATAAAAAATATAAGTAATTTTAAAACAAAATAAAGCAGTAAGGACTTAAAATGATTTTTACATATAATGAAAATTTAGGTTACGGATATGTAGATAATACAAAATTTACAGAAAAACCTGATTTAGGATTTGAATATGATTGGCTATATGTTGATGATAATAATGCTTTGTATTCAAATAATTATAAATCAGATATACCAAAAGCAATAAAACCTGAATTTTTAGAAAAAATTAAAGAAACATATGATAAAATAAAAACTAATAAAATTTCAACTGATGAATTAGAGTTATTATTTGATAATTCAAGTTCTATATCAATACAAAAGGATTAACAATGGCAGGAATAGAAGATATTTATTTAAGTTTATTTGATAGTTTGCAAGAAAAAGCAGGTCTATCAGGTTCAACATTTCCATATACTGATATTTACACAGACAAAAAACAAAATGCAAGAATAGATATTGCATTACCAGGTTATCAAAAAGAATTAATTAGTGTAAGAATAGACGGAACATCACTAATTGTTACTGCGAAAGCCCCTGAAGTTGAAAAAGGTGTTCTATATATAGAACAAGGAATTCTTAAAAAATCAGTCAAAAGAGTTATAAGACTTAGTTCTTATTATCAAGATGGCAAAGTTACGGCAGTCTATAAAGACGGAATTTTAAGTATTAGTGTTGCAGAATCAGAACATAAGCCTTCAGATATTAAAATTCTAGGTGCTGATGATTTTGATGAAATTATCTCTAAAGAAGATGTTGATAAAGCAAATAAACAAGGTGAAAAAGAAAGTAAAGACGACAAAGATGATATCAATGAAATTATCAATATTCTTAAATCTGATAAAGGATTTATGGAGTATTTTAACAATCTTGATAAAGATAAATTTATGAAAGATATTGAAAGTTCTTTAGATGAACTTAGAAAAAATTTAAATAGTAATACAACAGCACACACTGAAACACATACTGAAGTTGCTGAAAATAGTGAAAGTGCTGAAACAACTGAAGAAACAACAAGACCAAAACCTGTATGATAAAAAAATAAGGGATATTAATTTATCCCTTACTTAAAAGTCTTTACTAAATACTTCTGATTTATTTCCGTGATAATCTATAACTTGCACTGAAACCCTTGTTGTTCCATAATTTGTATTAGAAAAATCAACAACTTTAGTTCCATTTGTTCCCTTATTTGCACCATCATAAGTCCATAAAAACGCAAATTCATTCCACTCTAATTTATTGTCTTTATCATTAAATAAAACTTCTAATTTATCTTTAACTCTAATAATATCTTTTATTTCAGGGATAGTCTGCTTATCAAAATTATACTTAATTTGTTTCTTGACTTCTTTATCAAATACTTTAGATTCTATTAATGATTGTCTATGATAATCTGTATCATTATGTAATTGATTAAAAAACATATCAACTTGTTTAATAACTTTTTGCTCTTTAATGCTAGGATAGATATTGCCTTTTAGTGTTAGGTTAAATGTAATTGTTACAATATCTTTACTATAATCTTCATATTCTGTTTGTTCTATATCAGTGCTATTTAGAATTAATGATATTGTTTCAGGTTCATTGTATGCTATTTCTTGCACTTTAAAAGCATAACTAGGATTAAAATATGATACTATTTGTTCTAATATCATACTTGCTTCATTCATACCCCTGCATTGTGCCACTAATCTATAATTAAAGTTATAAGGAATTCTATTATATTGATAATTAAGTTTTTCGCCGTTAGGAAGTGATTTGTTAATTTTTACAAGTTTAGATGTAGCACGTTGATAAGCAGGTTCTAAAGATTCAAAATAAAGACCTAATCTAGGTAATATATTTGTATTTCCTGTATAAATTTGTTGTGGTGTGTATTGTTTTAAAACATTAGATTTTTCACGTGATGTAAATTGAATAGGAACAATTGTTGATTTAAGATTTTTCTTTGAATCTAAATATTGAACTTCTATTTCATTAAATAAATTTAAGATACAAGCAGTGTATTTCTTTAATGTTTGATGATGAAAAAACATAATAATCCTTAATCCTTTTAATATGTGTATTTATTTAAATTTTATGATATCCTATTTTTATTAACTACT